AGAACCATCTGCTCCATTATTGTCAAAGAATGTAAATTGTACTTTGTGTACATCACTACCACCAACTGCGGCAGAACCTGTAAATGTCATAAGGTATGACTGATTACCTTCCATTGTATCGAAGTACCCGGTAACTTCAGAGTCGTCGTAGTATGAACCATCTGGCTTGTATACTCTAAAATCAATACCCGATAATGATAGCTGATTTGCTTCAAATGATAATGTATATACCTCACCCTCATCTAAGGATGCCGATAAGTTTGCAGTAGCACCACCATAGTTAGATGCTGATAGAATTAATAGCCCACCACTTACAACTAAAGATGGTGAATCACCTTCAGTACCTTTAATGGGTTCAACTAATTCAAATCCACCAACGTTTGCGGTAAAGTTGTAGTATGCTTCAAGAGATGGTATACTGTTCGGGTCAACTGGCTTACCAACTGTAGAATTTAATGTGTCCCATGTTTCTGATAAACTTCTACTTACCCAACTAACGTGTGTTGTGTTGTGTGGTGTATCTACTTCAGACCCAATACCTTCGGTGAACCCCTGATATAATGGGTATACAAATAAGTCGTAATCAGATTGAATCTCACGATTTTCTATGTTTTCCAACCTCAATCTATACTGTGGTGATGTAATGTCACCACTAACAATTGAAGATGAAATTGAGTTAAGGTCAAATTCAAGAAGAGCTCTACTATTACCTAACAACGTAGTGTTGCTGGCGTCGTAGAACTTACCGATTTCAAGAATCTCATCCTTACCCGTGTTTTGTACCTTACGAGGAGTGTCCTCATATAGGGTTGCGTCTTTACTTGGATATATTCTATAAATCATTTTCTACCTCTTAAAAAAGTGATACCACTCTACCTTTAATGTCTACATCTGGATACTTTACTTCAAAACAAGTTGGGTCTTTAGGTGGATACACAATACCATCACGAGTTGCGTTTTGGATATTGTATTTGTTTGTCGAGTAATTACCATTACACTTGTTTACAATTTGAAGGCCACCATTACCTTCTTTATCAGGTCTTACTACTGATTGAACTCCATCAACACCATCTAATAAAACATACACATCGGTAAGTTGGATTGGTTTGTTGATTCCCATTCTATCGATATCAAAGAACTTTTTAAGTGCATCGATACATTTCAATAGAACCTCATTCGAGTTGTAGTTTGGAAGAACGATAATTTCAAACTCAATACCAATGTTTACTACATATGCATTCTTGATGTTTACAGCATCAGTTAGAATACGATAATACGATATATAGTTTTGTAGGTTTTGTTTTGTTGCAGGGTTTAGTTGAGTCAATTTCTTATCAGAGTCATACCCTAATGTATAGAAGTTGATAGCCAACGGATTTGGAATTGGGTCTGGCCCATCATCCAATAATGTGTTGATTTGAAAGTCAGGAGCCACATATGCTTTTGCTACCGAACCAAATTGTGGTGGTAATGCGTATGCTCTTAATAAATAATCTTCTCGTGTTACGGCTCTGTTTTGTGCTCTGAAATATGCAAGTGCATTATTACGAACCTCATCCATTTCCTCTTCGTATGCACCACCACCAGCGGCGATTTCGTTGGTCACTGCGATTGAATTACGAACTACATTAACAGTATCAGTTACTAATGCAGTGGTGTCAGTTTCAATAACGCGTTCGATAATTTCAGTTAAGTCTGCTGATTGTACATTATCATTTACACCATTACCTACTCTATATCTTACAGTCAATGTAGTGTTTGATGGAGCGACCCCATATGTCTTAGCATACATAAAGTTAGATGGGTCGATACCTTGGTCCAAGTCACCACTTGCTGGATATAATGCTGACCCAACATTATCCGGGTTTGGTAAAATCTCCTCGTCAGAGTTTGATGATATACCTGCGCCAAATTGAATGTCTATCTCACCATCGTCAGTAATACGAGTGATGTATCTCTTAGGAACTCGTTTTAGTTTGAGTAATGATGGAGTTTCGTTTGCGTATCCCGACATTGCGATTGAGTAGTCCGTTGTGTTTGGTAATTCTTCAAAGACAGTATCTTGTGCTAAATACTCCACCTTCGACCACTCATCACCATCGTCATCTATGATGTTTACAACATCTATCAAACCACTATCGTCTGATAACTTTATTTTATCATATGGTTTTGGTGATGTAAAATCAAATGTTACTTCCTTTTCCTTACCACTAACTACTTTTACATATTTCTTCAATAAATAATAAACAGGCTCATCAGTAGTCTCATCGATTTGATAAACCGATACTTCGGTTGGGTCAAAGGATGATGAAAATCCAAATCTTACTTTATTAATAGTGCTGAATTCAACGTCTGAGTTTGTGGATGACCCAACTACCATACCTTCTTTTAAAGTCAATGCGTAATCAAAGTTTGGTTTAACGTTATCACCACTACCTTGTGATGGTATGATTTGATAAACTGTTAATGTTGATGTAGCTGGTACATATAACTTTGGCTTATATCCAAACGATTGTGCTATTGTAAATACATTTGATTTCTCTTGAGCTTCTTCAAGAATAGATTCTCTTAACTGAACATCGGTATAGTATGATAATACATCACCAACGTATGAAGCCATTTCCATAAACATCATACCCGGAGAAGACTCGTTAAAGTCATTGTAGGTATTTGGGAAGTAGTTTTTAGTAAAATCTATAAGGTTCTTACGAATATCACCAAAGTCTCTACCTACTAAGTTTACATCTTTTTTTATTTTATCACTCATGTCTTATCCTTAAACAATAGATATATCACCTTGCTCTGAAACAAGAACTGTTATATTTGTATTAGCACCATTCTCCGTAACCCTTACTACGAGGTTTATGTTTACTCTATTATAATCATTCTCAGCATTCACTACTATACTATCCACAACTATATAAGGTAACCAAAATTTAATATCATCTCGTAGAGTGTCTTCTAACTCATTATTTATGTTTTCAGATATTTGTTCGAATAGTATCGAGTATATATCAGAACCAAATAATGGTTGGAATGGCCGCTCACCCTTTCGAGTAAGTAATAGATTCTTGAGATTAGATATTGCCTGTTCTTCAGTAGTATACGACAACTTAAATAAAGGACTACCACCTAATGGTAGTTGAACTCCAATTGCCTTGTTTTTTTTAAGGTCAAGAGGATTTCTTGTATACTCCTTGCGAACTGCCATTAGCTACCCTTCTTCTTATTCATATGTTTCATCAAACCTGAGTAGTCACGTGTTAGTGCGTTAACTACTGCTTTACCTGCATCTGTTTGTTGTAGTTGGTCCGTTGAGACTGCTCTACCATCTGCGTTTTGTAACACTTGTGATTGTTGACCCATACCACCACCAAACGATTGTGCTTGTGATGATTGGAACATACCACTACCAACCCCATTAGAATTTATACTTCTCCACTCACCACTCTCTGCGGTTTCGTTTAACATATCGTTCAACGTTGAGTTACTTGTATATGACTTCTCTTGTTGTGGTTTAGGTTGTTGTGTGTTCTCTTTAAATATATGACCAACATCAAGTGGGTCTTTCTCCACAACTTTTGGTTGGGATTTTTTAATTTCATTCATAAGAGATTTACGAAGTGCTTTCTTTTCTTTAGCGACTTCCTTTCTAACCTCTTCTTTAATAATGAGTTGAATTGCTTTAATTAATTTCTTTGTGTCCATAGTAATAAATATATTGTATCTATAATTATTGTTTCATTAATGTTAACTGAGTTTTTACCTGAGTTATCGTAGATAATAGTTGAGGTCCACCGGCACTTAATGATGGAACTGGCCCACCTGCATTGGCAGCTGCCGTTAACTGAGGGGCAAGTTGTAATAGTGCGTCAGTTATTGATTCCAACTGACTGAATATCACATCCATATCGGCTTTCCAATTTGGGGTTGATACATTTACTGACTTATCACCACTAATTAAAACTGAGTCTGACTTTGAGTTCAATACTATTCGGTCAGAGTTTAATACGATTTGTGGATTCTTATATAAGTTAGTGGGTGTTACTCCAAGTGTAAATGAGTTGGATGGGGTTAATCCAATAGTTTGTTTAGACCCTAACCAAATTGATGAGTCATCTTTATTGATGTCTTCTATCACGAATTTATTGTATCCCCGCGATTCACCAGCACCATTTCTGATTATAGTGATTGGTGACTTAGGGTCAGTTGATTTCC